CACCTGGGCCTGGCTCGCCGCCTGGCTCGAACAGAACTGGCCCGCCATTTACTCCGGCCTGCTGGCCGTGATCATTGCGAGCCTTCGCGTGATCTATGGCGGCGGCACCGTGCGCCGGATGGTGATCGAAGCTCCCCTTTGCGGCGCACTCGCTTTGTCCGCCAGTCACGGGCTGTCATTGCTGGGGATTCCAGCCTCGACTGCGCCGTTCTTCGGAGGCGTCATCGGGCTGCTCGGCGTCGAGGGCACTCGCGCGGCCGCCAAGAAGATTTTCAACCGCAAGGTAGAGCAACTATGACCACACTTCGCCACGGTGACCGCTCGCAAGCGGTGCGCAATCTGCAAAAGAGCCTCAACCAACACGGCGCAAAACTGGACGTCGATGGCGATTATGGCGATGCAACGGAGAACGCTGCGCGCGCCTATCAACTCAAGGTTGGTTTGGTAGCCGATGGCGTCGCCGGCAACAAGACACTTGGCGCGCTCGCTGGCACCGACTGCCAGCAGTTGCTGAAGAACACCGACCTGGTCAACGCTGCCGAACGTCTCGGCGTGCCGCTGGCAAGCGTCTACGCGGTCAATGAAGTCGAATCGAAGGGCAGTGGTTTCCTCGACAACGGCAAGCCGGTGATCCTGTTCGAACGGCACATCATGTATCGCCAACTGGCGAAGGTTCGCCACGAAGGCGACGATCCGGCTGCGCTCAAACGCCACGCTGATCAGTTGGCCACAACCAACCCGGCCATCGTCAATCCGAAATCCGGTGGCTATGCCGGCGGCAGCGCCGAGCACCAGCGCCTTGCGACCGCTCGCCTGATCGATGACACCGCCGCGTTGGAATCCGCATCGTGGGGCGCGTTTCAGATCATGGGCTTTCACTGGCAGCGCTTGGGCTACAGCAGCGTGCAGGACTTCATCGCCGCAATGAGCGCCGGGGAATCGCAGCAGTTCGACGCGTTCGTCCGCTTCATCGAGACCGATCCGGTGCTTCACAAGGCGCTGAGGGGCCGAAAATGGGCCGAGTTCGCCAAGCTCTACAACGGACCGGATTACCAGCGAAACCTGTACGACATCAAACTTCAGCGCGCCTACGAACGGCACGACGACTGCGGTTGCGGGCAGGCGGTGGCGGCATGATCGACTTCGACGCGGTGCAGCGGCTGAATGTCCAGGACGGTGATCTGCTGGTAGTGCCAGAGGACAGCGATCAGCAGGACATGGTGCAGCTGCGCGACGCGCTCCGCATCCAGAACCCTCAGCGCAAAGTCATCATCATTCGCGGACCGATCCAGCACATGGACACCGGCGACATGAATCAGCTTGGCTGGTACCGGGCGTGAGTCTCCTGCGACAGGCCTTGCTCGGCGTTGCATTGCCTGCAGCGCTGGGGCTGCTGATCTGGAGCCAGGAGCTGCGCATCAGCGGGGCGAACAAAGACACGCAACTGGCCGAGCAAGACGCCAGCCGCGCGAAAGAACAAGCCGAACGCAACCTCGCCAACGCCAACGCGTTGCGCGACACCCTGCAACAGGAACGCAACGCCCAGACCTCCCTGCGCGCGCAACAGGATCAGCTGCGCCAAGGCCTGGCAAAGCGCGAACTCACCATTGAGGCTCTGAAACGTGAAAACGCCGATTTACGCAAATGGGCTGACCAGCCTTTGCCTGATGCTGCTCGCCGGCTGCGCGAGCGCCCCGCCTTCACCGGCGCCGACGCTTATCGTCAGTGGCTGTCCGGCCGTGGTGCCATGCACGCTACCGGCGACCAGCCCGCGCAGTAACGGCGATCAGCTCACCGATCAGGATCGCGTCGAAGCCGCTTGGGCAGACTGTGCGAGCCAAGTGGACATGGTTTACCAACACCAGCAGGCCCAACCATGAACAAGCCCGACAGCCTGAAAGCCCACCTGCTCGCCACGGTGGCCGAACTCAAGCACAACCCCGACCGACTGTTGATCTTCATCGACAACGGCAAGATCCGCTGCACCGCCGCGCAGACGCTGTCGTTCGAGTACAGCTTCGATTTGCAGGTCATCCTCACCGACTTCGCTGGCCACCCCGACAGCGTCATGTTGCCGCTGCTGGGTTGGCTGAGCGTTCACCAGTCCGAACTGCTGGAGAACCTGAACAAGGCCGCTGATGGCATTCAGTTCGAGGCTGACATTCTCGACAACAGCAAGGTCGATATGAGCCTGACGTTACCCCTGACCGAGCGCGTGGTGGTGGGTAAAGATGACCAAGGCAATACCACCATCCGACATCCTGCCGAGCCGCAACGAGCGGCTGACTTTCTCGATCCGAACTGGATACCTGGCGCCCAAGGCACTGGTAGCGAGTGGGTACTGCCGAAATGACCAATCGGTTGGAAACACTGGAGGACTGGGCGGCGGGATTGCTCGGACAACTTGAGCCGGCCTCCCGCAACAAGCTGGCACGTAGCGTTGGTCACGCATTGCGCCGCAGTCAGCAGCAACGAATTATTGCCCAGCAGAACCCCGATGGCAGCAAGTACGCGCCAAGAAAGCAGCGCAACATGCGCGGGAAACAGGGGCGTGTGAAACGAAAGGCGAAAATGTTTCAGAAGCTGCGCACGGCCAGCTTTTTGAAGGTGCAAGGCGATGGGAACGCTATTAGTGTCGGGTTTACCGGCCGGATAACACGTATTGCGAGAGTGCATCAGTATGGTTTGAAGGATCGGGCGGCGCGCAGCGCTTCCGAAGTGAGGTATGACCAACGTGGAATTCTAGGTTTTACTACCGACGATCTTGACTTGATTCGAGACGGTCTTCTGTCACACCTTGGCAAAGCGGATCAGCTCTAAGAGGAGCTTGATGTTCCAAAGCTCAAAAATAAATGGCATAAAGGGCAACTCGAATCAAAACGCCATCACAAGGACTACGCTATGGAGCGCGTTGAAACTGCCGTCAAAATTAATGTGAATTTCTCCAGTGAAGAAATATCCAACGACATTGAAATAATTGAAGTAAAAAGCACGAACAACTACTCACAAGACATTCACTATCTGCTAATTGAAACAAAGCTAAAATCCAGTAGCTGGTCACCCAACGGCGAGAAAATTGTCAACTCCCGAATAACAGTCAGAGCAACTTACTTATATGGAAGCCAAGGCGGATTCAAATCTGGCCAATTAATAAGTGAAATGGGAGGGGAGCTCCACCATGGCCGGAGGTCAGTAAAGCTTACTAACGGGTCAGTCATGGTTGACAGCAGCATGCGTGGCTTGCATGTAGGAACATTCATTTTCAACAAAATTATTTCTTGGGCAAAACAATTCGACCCTTCATTCACTATTGTTCCAATATCAGTAATTGCGGGTGATGCTGGAGGAAATAACAAAGATCGCCGAAATAAACTTTATACCAACTCCGGCATAAGGTTTGAATGGCACGACCCTAAGGAATCAGCAGGAAGATCCGACCCCACTCTCCAAGTTTCTGATTTGATAACGTATACAAATTGGCCAAATATAACCAAAAACCAAGGAATGAGAGCGCTTGACAAAACTTGGCGCGAGCTATCAGTTTTGAAAGAAAGAAACCGGGGCCTAAGGGCATCTCAACGATACTATCGAAGAGAATACGAGACAATCAGAGCACGCTTGCGCGCCATCGCAAGCTTTATGAATCTCCCAATGTACGTAATCTGTATCTTGCTCGGCCTGACTATAGGAAGAGTACTAGGGTGGTACCAAGGGTTATAAAGTCACCTCAGCTGCGTGTGTAGTTCAAGTAGATACAAGTCGCTATTGCTGCACCCAAACACCCGTGGCGCCACCATCGGCGCCATGAACGACTTAGCCACCCTCGCTCGCCTGATCGAAAACCTCATCCGCCTCGGCACCATAGCTGCCGTCCAGATGAAGCCCCCGCGCGTGCAGGTCAAAACCGGAACTCTCACCACCGGCTGGCTCCCATGGGTCGCCGCCCGAGCCGGGGCCGACAGAGAGTGGAACCCACCCACCAAAGGCGAGCAGGTCATCCTCTTCAGCCCATCCGGCCAGCTCGGCAACGGCATCGTCCTGACCGGCCTGTTCAGCGACAACATCCCGGGCAACGGCGACCGTGAAGGACTGCACCGCTGCACCTATCGCGACGGGACTGTCATCGAGTACGACAGCGTCGCTCACCACCTCAACGCCACACTGGCCGAAGGCGGCACAACCAACCTGGTCAGCACCGGCGGCATCCACATCGTCGGCCCGATCACCCACGAAGGCGACTACACCCAAACCGGCAACCAGAACGTCACCGGCACGGTCACCGCCTCCAAAGATGTCATCGCTGCCGGCATCAGTCTGGTGAAACACCTGCACGGCGGCGTCATGCCTGGCGGCGCGAAGACGGGGAAACCGGAATGAACCGAGAAACCGGCGCAGCCCTCGGCCTGGTCGAACACATCGCCCAGTCGATCACCGACATCTTGACCACTCGCATCGGCACCCGCGTCATGCGCCGCGAATACGGCAGCCTGCTCCCGGAGCTGGTAGATCAGCCGTTCAACGACTTCACCCGTTTGCAGGTCTACGCTGCCACCGTCATGGCCCTGATGCGCTGGGAAACCCGCATCAGCCTGAGCCGTATCCAGTTCATCGGCGCGAACCTTCAGGGCCAAGCGTCGCTGGAATTTGAAGGCACCATCGTCGACAACAACCAGCCGCTAAGCCTGAGCGTGCCTCTGCAACTGGGGGGCAGCGTATGAACACTTTTGTCGCCATCGACCTTGGCCAACTGCCGGCGCCGCAGATCGTCGAACAGATCGATTACGAGCAGATCCTCGCCGAGCGCAAGGCCTACGCCGTCAGCCTCTGGCCGATCGAAGAACAACCCGAGATTGCCGCCCGCCTCAACATGGAGTCGGAGCCGCTGACCAAATTACTCGAGGAAAACGCCTACCGCGAAACCGTCTGGCGTCAGCGGGTGAACGAGGCATCGGTTGCCAACATGCTGGCTTTGGCCAAGGGCACCGACCTCGAACAGCTCGCCGCCAACTTCAACGTGAAGCGCCTGGTCATTCAGGCTGCAAACCCAACAGATGTGCCGCCCCTTCCCAAGCTAATGGAAAGCGACGACAGCCTGCGCGAGCGTGCGCAAATGGCATGGGAAGGCCTCAGCACCGCCGGCCCGCGCAACAGCTATATCTTCCACGCCCGGTCCGCCGACGGGCAGGTCGCCGACGCTACCGCCGAAAGCCCGGCCCCGGCCGAAGCCGTGGTCACCGTGCAATCCGTGCTGGGCGATGGCACCGCGTCGCCGGCACTGCTCGACAAGGTCAAAACGTACCTCAGCGACGACGACCGCCGCCCCGTCGCGGATCGCCTGACCGTCCAGGGCGCGGAGGTAATCAACTACCAGATCAAAGCCAGGATCTACCCATTGAGCAACGGCCCGGAAACCGAATTGGTCCTCGCAGCAGCCGAAGCCCAGTTGCTCCAGTTCGTGCATCAGCGCCGACGCCTGGCACTGGAGGTTTCCGAGTCTATCCTTCACGCCGCGTTGCACGTTGAAGGTGTGCGCAAGGTTGTACTGGAGGACTGGCAAGACATCGTCGCCACCAAGTACCAGGCGCCGTATTGCACGAGCGTGGAACTGACATTGGGGGTTGCGTGATGACCTACCAGCCACTGCTACCCGGCAACTCGACGGCACTGGAACGCCAAGCCGCGCAGGCCTTGGCAGAAATCCAGCGCGTGCCGATTCCGCTGCGCACGCTCTATAACCCTGACCAGTGCCCCCTGCCCTTACTGCCGTATCTGGCCTGGGCATTTTCGGTCGATCGCTGGGACAGCAAATGGTCAGAAGCCGCCAAGCGTGCCGCCTGCCGCGCCGCGTATTACGTGCACTCCCACAAGGGCACCATCGGCGCACTGCGTCGAGTGGTAGAACCGCTGGGCTATCTGATAGAAGTCGCCGAGTGGTGGCAGACCGTTCCGTCCGGCACGCCCGGCACGTTCGCCTTGCGCATCGGCGTCCTCGACTCCGGCATCACCGAAGCGATGTATCAGGAACTGGTCTGGCTGATCGACGACGCCAAGCCCCTTACCCGCCACCTCACCGGCCTCGACATCATTCTTGAAACCCGGCTCGACGCCTTCGTTGGCTTCGCCGTTTACGACGGTGACGAAATCGACGTGTATCCCTGGAACAACCCGGACATCGACGTATCCGTCCGGGGTTACAGCGGCGTGAGCCTCTACACCCTCGACGAACTGGACGTGTATCCCCATGGTTGATCAGAACTCTATTTTCGGCGGCATGCTGACGACGCTGGGCGCCGCCAAGAAAACCAACTGCGACGCCCTCGGCATTCCGTGGGAGCCGCGTTATATGCTGATCGGTGATGCCAATGGCACCGACCCGGTGCCAAGCCCGACACAGACCAAGCTGATCAACCAGCGCTACCGCGCCCAACTCAATCAGCTGCGCGTATCCCAGACTGACGACAATGTCCTCATCGCCGAGCTGGTGTTGCCCCCAGATGTTGGCGGTTGGTGGATCCGCGAACTGGCGCTCGAAGACAAGGACGGCGTGTTCTCAGCCGTGGCCAACGTAGCGCCAAGCTACAAGCCATTGCTCGCGCAAGGTTCCGGCCGCAACCAGGTTGTGCGGATGCACATCATCACCAGCGGCACGTCAAACATTCAGTTGAAGATCGACCCTTCGGTAGTGTTGGCAACTCGCGGATACGTGGACGACCTGTTCACTGGAATGCTGCCACCGAACAAGCCCGCCGGCACCTTCACCAAATGCACATTCAATAACCGAGGGGTGTTCCAGTCGGGGGCAAACCCGGACACGCTCGCCGGGATGGGGATCAAGAACGCCTACACCAAGACCGAAGTCGAAGCGATGAACGCGGCGCTGGAACAGCGAATGAATAACAACGAATTCGGTCGCCTGCTGAATATTCAGAAGATTACCGCCAGCGGCACGTACATTCCGACGCCGGGGATGAAAAAGGTCCGGATTCGTATTGTGGGAGGCGGTGGAGGATCTGGCGGCGCGTCGGCTACGAGCGCTACCCAAACTTCTGCGTCTGGTGGCGGTGCGGCGGGAAGCTACGCGGAAGCGCTGCTAACGGCGGCAGACATTGGCGCGAGCCAGTCGGTAATTATCGGCGCGGGTGGTATCGCGGGCACTGCTTCGGGAACTAACGGAACCGGTGGCGGCACAGGCGGCGCGACTTCCGTAGGAGCCCTGCTGTCTGCACCGGGTGGCCTGGGTTCAATCTTTGCCGTCGCAATCGCATCGACGGTCTCTGCGTTGATGGTGGGCGGCATGCCGGGTGCGCAGGCCTCTGGAGGAAACCTAATCAATATGGCAGGTGCTCCGGGCGCTCCCGGCATTGGCGTGAATGCTTCGACGCTGGCGGGCCACGGGGGTAGCGGACCACTGGGTTCGGGCGGATTTGGAACTGGCACTAACGGAGCGATCTCGCCGGGCTTGGGGTATGGAAGTGGGGCGGGTGGCGTGGCTGTCGGTGCATCTTTGCCAGCTCGCAACGGCGCGTCGGGCGCTGGTGGTGTAGCTATTTTTGAGGAGTATGCCTGATGAGAAAATACGCGCTCGTTTACATGGGCAAGGCCGTTCAGTTGTTCGAAACCGACGGCGACATGAGAACGATGTTTCACCCAGACATGATTTGGATCGAATGCCCCGACGAGGTCGAAGAAGGCTGGCTGTACGACGGCCAGCAGTTTGCACCGGTGGGGGTTCCGGTTGTCTCGCCGGATGAAATCAAGGCGGCTGTGGCGGCTGAGCGGTTCGAGCGTGAGGCCGTCGGCATTGTCGTCGACGGAATGCAAATCGAAACAACCCGCGACAGCCAGGCGCTGATTGCCAGCACCGGATTGTCTGCTGTTCTAGATCCTGAATACCGCTGCAACTTCAAGACGGTGACAGGCTTTGTCGAGATCGGCGCCGCGCAGATCATTGAGATCGCCAAGGCTGTTCGGGCGCACGTTCAAGCGTGCTTTGACCGAGAACTGGCTTTGCTGCGCGCCATCGAGGTCGGCGAATACCGCGATGAGATGCTGACCGAGGGCTGGCCAAACTCCGCCGCCTTGTAGGCCCTTCCGCTACAACCCCGTGCGCTCGCCCCTCCGGCGCACGCGCGGCAGCCTGTGCACTCATCCCATTTACTGCGCAGGCAAATCCATGGCCGATTATCTTCACGGCGTGCGGGTGCTCGAACTCAACGACGGCACCCGCCCCATTCGCACCATCCCCACCGCCGTCATCGGCATGGTCTGCACGGCCGACGATGCCGACGCTACCGTTTTCCCGCTCGACACGCCGGTGCTGCTCACCAACGTGCAGACCGCCGTCGGCAAGGCCGGCACCACCGGCACCCTCGCCGCCAGCCTGCAAGCCATCGCTGACCAGACCAAGCCGTACACCATCGTCGTGCGTGTCAAAGCAGGCGCCACCGAGGCGGAAACGGCCAGCGCGTTGATCGGCACCACCACCGCCGATGGCAAATACACCGGCATGAAAGCCTTGCTCGCCGCAAAGGCCAAAGTCGGCATGGTGCCGCGCATTCTCGGCGTGCCAGGCCTCGACAGCCAACCGGTGGCAACCGCTCTGGCGAGCATTGCCCAACAACTACGCGCCTTCAGTTATGTCAGCGCCTGGGACTGCAAAACCAAAGAAGAAGCCGTCGCCTATCGCGAGAACTTCGGCGCCCGCGAAGTGATGGTCATCTGGCCGGACTTCCAGAACTGGGACACCGTCACCAGCACCACAGTGAAAGCCTCGGCCGTCGCCCGCGCCCTTGGCCTGCGCGCCAAGATCGATCAGGAAGTGGGCTGGCACAAAACCCTGTCCAACGTCGCGGTGAACGGCGTTACCGGCATCAGCGCCGACGTGTTCTGGGATCTGCAAAACCCCGCCACCGATGCCAATTACCTCAACGGCAACGAAGTCACCACCCTGATCAACGAGGGCGGTTTCCGCTTCTGGGGTAGCCGCACGTGCAGCGACGATCCGCTGTTTGCTTTCGAGAACTACACCCGCACCGCGCAGATCCTCGCCGACACCATGGCCGAAGCGCAGATGTGGGCCGTAGACAGGCCCATGCACCCGTCCCTGGTGCGCGACATGATCGAGAGCATCAAAGCCAAGTTCCGCGAAATGGTCGGCAGCGGCTACCTCATTGGTGGCGACTGCTGGTACCCGGAAGAGATCAACGACAAGGACACGCTCAAGGCCGGCAAGCTCTACCTCGATTATGACTACACGCCCGTGCCGCCGCTGGAAGACTTGACCCTTCGCCAGCGCATCACCGACCGCTACCTGATCCAGTTCGCCAGCAAAGTGAACGCCTGAATCGGCGCTCCCCTGCGGGGGAGTCCGTACCCCGGAGACCAACGCCATGGCCATGCCTCGCAAACTCAAAAACATGAACCTGTTTAACGACGGCAACACCTACCAGGGCGTTGCCAAAAGCGTCACCCCGCCGCCGCTCGGTCGCAAGATGGAAAGCTATCGCGGCGGCGGCATGAACGGCCCGGTCAAGGCCGACCTCGGCTTTTCCGATGACGGCATCCAGTTCGAATGGAAAACCGGCGGGCTGGATCTGATCGCGCTTCGGCAGTTCGGCAGCGTCAACGCGTCCGGCGTGCAGCTGCGCTTTGCCGGCTCTTTCCAGCAGGACGACACCGGCGAAATCAGCGCTGTGGAAATCATCGTGCGTGGACGTCACGAAACCATCGAGATGGGCGACGCGGCACCTGGTGAAGACACCGAACACAGCATCACCACCACATGCAGCTACTACAAGCTGATCGTCGACAACGAAGACATCATCGAGATCGACTTGCTCAACTTCATCGAGAAGGTCAACGGCGTGGACATGCTGGAGAAACAGCGCTCTGCCATCGGCCTTTGAATCACCCCTGAAACCACTACCTGGAGCAATACATGAACACCGAAGACACCAATAACGAAGCTCTGCCGGCAGTCGATGACAACACCGTCAACCTCGACACGCCCATCGTTCGCGGCAAGTCCTACATGACCAGCCTCACCCTGCGCAAACCGTCATCCGGCGAACTGCGCGGCGTCCACCTGGTGGACCTGCTGAACCTCGACGTCGCCGCCCTGCTCAAGGTGCTGCCCCGCATCACTTCGCCAAGCATCACCGCAACAGAAGCCGCCGGCATGGACCCGGCCGACCTGCTGGCTTGCGGCAACAAGGTTGCGCATTTTTTGTTGCAGAGGTCGGTGAAGACGGACGCCTCCCTCGTTGCGTAGAGGACGCCATGGCCGATCTGGCCGTGGTCTTTCACTGGGCGCCGGCTGATATGGATCAGCTCGGCCTGCAAGAGCTGATGGACTGGCGCGAACGCGCCAGGGTGCGGAGTTCCAACGATGGCGAATGACTTAAAACTTCAGGTCCTGCTCAACGCGATTGACCGGGCGAGCGGCCCCCTGAAGGCCATCGACAAGGGCAGCATCGGCGCTGCCCGCGCACTCAAGGACGCGCGCGACCGCCTCAAGGAACTCAACGCTCAGCAGAAAGACGTCAGCGCCTGGCGCACTCAGCGCGCCGCCGCTGAACAGACCGAAACCGCCCTCACCTCGGCCCGCGACAAAGTGCGCGCGCTCAGTCAACAGTTTGCCGCCACGGGCGTTCCGACCAAGGCGTTGGCCAAGGACTTCCGTACCGCCGTGCGTGAAGCCCAGCGGCTCAAGGAACAACACCAGCAGCAGTCCGAACAATTACAGACCTTGCGTTCGAAGCTGTACAGCGCAGGGATCAGTACCAAAGACCTCGGCACCCACGAACGCCAGTTACGCGAACAGATCGGCGCCACCAACACCACGATCAGCGAACAGGGCAAACGGCTGGTCGCGCTGAATGCCCAGCAGAAACGGATGGCCGCCGAGCGCGCCAAACTGGCGAAGACCCAAGGCCTTGCCAGTGACATGGCGGTCAACGGTGCCGCCGGGTTGGGCGTTGGCTACGCGGCCAGCCGCCCCATAGCCAAAGCCGTGGGTGCATTCGCACCGAACGAAGACTCAGCCACACAGCTGAAAGTGTCGATGATGGACAACACCGGCAAGGTGGCCGAGGACTTCCAGAGAATCACCGACCTTGCCACCAAACTCGGCGACCGCTTGCCTGGCACCACCGCCGACTTTCAAGAAATGATGACCATGTTGCGGCGCCAAGGCCTCAGCGCGCAAAGCATTCTAGGCGGTACCGGCGAAGCGGCCGCGTACCTGGGCGTGCAGTTGAAAATGCCGGTGGCCGAGGCCGCCGAGTTCGCCGCAAAGATGCAGGACGCCACGCGCACCACCGAGAAGGACATGATGGCGCTGATGGACACCATTCAGCGCGGATTCTACTCCGGTGTCGATTCGACCAACATGCTTCAAGGCTTCAGCAAAATCGCCCCGGTGATGGACACCATTAAGAAATCCGGGATTGAGGCCGCCAACGAACTGGCCCCGCTGCTGATCATGATGGACCAGGCCGGCATGGAAGGCGGCGCTGCTGGTAACGCGTTCCGCAAAATCTTTCAGGCGGGCTTGAACAAGGACAAGGTCGACGACGTCAACAAAATCCGCCAACTCAAGGGCCAGAAGATTCAATTCAGCTTCACGAACAAGGAAGGCAACTTCGCCGGGTTGG